TAGCGCCCCGACTTCTACAACAGTACGGGCGGGATTAACCCGGCCATGATGCCCGAAATTGGCCGCGTGGCTCCGGACCAGGCGCTGAATTACTCAAAAGCAATCCAGAGCCAGCAGAAAGCACTATCTGACGCGCAGAAAGCACAACTTGATATGGCCAAGAAGGATATAGAGCTTGGAGGCATGCTGCTTAACGGAGTAGTGGATGAGCCCACCTGGCAAAGAGCGAAGCAGCAATGGGGCGCTACCGGGAAGGATATATCCAGTCTGCCAGCAAATTTTGACCCAGTCTGGGTGAACCAAATGAAGCAGCAGACTTTGACCGCACAACAGCAGATCGAAAACTTTTATAAAGAACAGGGTCTGAATCTGCAGCGAGAGCGCCTTGACCTTGATCGCAACATGCCTCGCGGGCAAGTGGTTGATACTGCCCAAGGCGTGATGATTGTTGACCCCCGTAGCGGGGCTTCACATCCAGCCGTTGGTGCGGATAGCCAGCCGGTTCTGGGCGAGCGTGCTGCACAAGCGCAAAAACAACAGCGGGAAAGACAGGTTGAGGCTATTGAGGCTCGCCAGGCCGTGGACAACAGCGCTGCCAATCTGGACCGTTTGATTTCAGAGGCCCAGGGAATCATCAACGACCCTGCGCTGAGCCGTATTACAGGCGTCGCAGGCCGACTGCCAAACATGCCGGGCGGGCAAGCAGCAAACGTGCAGGCTCGGCTGGAAACACTCAAGTCCCAGGCCGGGTTTGCGGTTCTGCAAGCAATGCGGGATGCGTCCAAAACAGGCGGGGCCTTGGGCAACGTGTCGAACTTTGAGGTGCAGGCTTTGCAAAATAACCTCGCGGCTCTGGATACAAACCAGAGCCCTGAGGCCTTCATAGGTAGTCTCCGGCAGATCGTGGATTACGCCAACGGCGTTAAGGCCCGCATGAGTGACGCCTACCAGCAGCAATACGGCGGCTCTAGCCCGGCTCAGCCCCAAGCAACTCAACAACAAACACCGCGTAGTGATGATGGCATTCCTACGATTAGCAGCCCTCAACAACTACAAAGCCTCCCATCTGGCACGGTGTTTCGTGCTCCCGATGGGTCATTGAGAAAGGTGCCCTAAATGACATGGTGGAATAGTTTGCCTGCCGCTACGCCTATGGACGCCGCTCTTTCACAAGAGGGGGTATCTGGGCCTCTGGCTGATCTTGCCCGCTCCGTTTACCACCAAGAGTCCAGTAGCGGGAAGAACACGAAAACATCAAATGCCGGTGCTGTGGGCGGAATGCAGATCATTCCCAGCACGTTCTCCAGCGTTGCCGACAAAGGATGGGATATCAATGACCCCATTCAGAATGCGCGTGCTGGCATTCGGTACTTGAAGCAGATGCAGGATCTGGGCGGCGGCGATCCGCGAATGGCTGCTGTTGGCTACTACGGCGGCCCCGGCGCTATTAAGGCCGCGAAAGCCGGGAAGGCACGTAGAGACCCGCGCAATCCAAATGCACCAGACACTTTCCAGTATGCTGACCAGGTAGTCGCTCGTTTGCCACAGCAACAAGACGAACCTGGGTTCCTTGAGCGCGCTGCAAACGCACTCATTCCTGCTGCACAGGCCGCGCCTGCTCCTGGCGCAGAGTGGTGGGCTGATCTGCCGATGGCCGAAACGCCAGCATCCAGCGAGGGGAATTGGTGGGAGTCTATGCCAGTAGCTGGGCCTGAAAATGCTGCCACTGGCGACCCGATGACTATTAACATGGCCCACGCGGAACCGGCGACATTCGACCAGCAAGTACGTGCCAGTGCCCCAGGCCGGTTTCTACAGGGAGCGTCCGACTTGGTAACGGGTGGTGCTCAGATGCTGGTGAACTCACTGCCTGAATCTCTGGTGGATACCGTTAATTCTGGGGTGCAGGCGATTAACGACCTTCCGATCATTGGTCCTGTCACCGAGGCCATCGGCATTCGCCCAGCGACTGCTGAGCAGATGAATCAACAAGTCGCGCAGGACGAGCAGCAGTATCAAGAAGCGCGACGCGCTACTGGCCAGGAGGGGATGGATTGGTGGCGACTGGCAGGAAACGTGGCTGGCACACTTCCTATGTCTGGCGCAGCTCCGGCTGCGGCTACCGGATTGGGACGAGTTGCTGTAGGCGCTGGCCAGGGCGCGCTATTCGGTGGGCTGCAGCCAGTAACTGACGGGCCATACGCAGAAAACAAGCTGTTCCAGATGGGCACTGGTGCGGCTGCCGGTGGCGCGGTTGCTGGTGTCGGTAACGCACTCGCACGCTTGGTAAGTCCTCGCGCTTCTACCAACCCACAAGTACAGACCCTGCTGGATGAGGGTGTTGTCCCTACGCCGGGCCAGATTATGGGCGGCACAGCTCGTCAGATTGAGGACAAGGCCATGTCCGTCCCGATTTTGGGTGACGCCATCCGCAGTGCCCGCAATCGCGGCATTGAAGAGCTGAACGAAGCCGCCCTAAATAGGGTTGTCGCGCCTCTTGGCCAGACGGTGAATGCAACTGGCCGGGAAGGTGTGCGCCAAGCAAACAGCATCATCAGCCAAGCGTATGACGATGTGCTGCCCCGAGTTACCTTCCGGGCAGATGGGCAGTTTGCCCGCGAGCTCGGTCAACTGCAGCAAATGGCGGCTTCAATGCCCCCAGCCCAGGCGCAGCAATTTGAGAATATCGTTCGCACTCAAGTGGGCAGCCGCTTGACACCGCAAGGCGTCGCCACAGGCCGCAACTTCAAGGACATTGAAAGCGAGCTTGGCCGACTGGCACAAGATTACTTGCATTCTGGTGCTGCTGGTGAACGGCAACTTGGGACTGCTCTATCTGAGCTTCAGCGCTCGATGCGGGAGGCACTGCAGCGAACAAACCCGGATGTGGCGAGCGAACTTGGGCGGATCAACCAGTCTTACGCGATGTTGACTCGCATCCAGCGGGCCGCTGGTGGGTCTGGCGCAACCGATGGTGTATTCACTCCAGCGCAGCTATCAAGCGCTGTGCGTGCATCTGATAGAAGCGCAAGAAAGGGGGCTTTTGCTCGGGGTGACGCTTTGATGCAGGATCTGTCCGATGCTGCCAAAGGGGTGATGCAAGGAACTGTGCCGAATAGTGGGACTGCCGACCGGCTTTTACTGTCTGGTGGTGCCGCTCTAGTCAGTCCAATGTCGGCGCTGGGCCTCGGCGCGGCAAGTGCACCATACTTGCCAGCGATCAACCGCTTAGCTGCGGCTGCGCTTGCTCGCCGCCCTCAGTTTGCCCCACGCGTAGCCGAGGCAATATCGCAGGGACTCGTCCCGGCACCGTTCGTTGCCGCACCACTTGCTAATCAGATGCTTAATCAGTAGGGATGCAAAAGGAAGGCCGCTAACAATCGCGCCGCCTACTGCAATTCTCATCATCTGCTCTTCGTTCATAGAAACTCCGCCCTTTTTTGGGCATCAAGTTTAGAAAAATAAAGCCCCGTCAGACTGGAATCTGCGGGGCTTTTTCTTGCTCCACGCCCTGATCAGACCTGAAGGAAGCACTGCTGAATTTTAACCCGGATTGCCAATAGAGCATATCCGTTCAGAACAAACTGCCCCGCCATGTGCGGGGCTTTTTTATTGGAATAACGCTATGTCCGGTATTTCATATAGCATGCCCCGATTTCAGGCCATTGATATGTACGGCCGTCCAATGGTTGGGGCCACGCTTCATACATATCAGAACAAAACAACGACCCCGGCGCCTACATGGCGGGACAAAGGCCAGACCGCCTATAACACCAACCCTATTGTGCTTGATGCTCGCGGTGAGGCCGTAATTTGGCTACCTCTTGATCAATCCTACACCTTTGTTTTAAAGGCCTTATCCGGCGAAGTGGTTTGGACCCAAGATGATGTGGCTGGCGTTGTGTCACATGGTGATATTTTGGTGGAGATGAAGCAGGAAATAGCCGCACATAACAATGATCCCGGCGCTCATCCTGAATTGTCTGCATTTATCTCCAGTGAAGCTGATCGCGCAGAGGATGCGGCCGTCACAGCAGTTAGCGCAAATCGTACGTTGTTTAGAGCAACACGTGCGTCGCTCTTGTCTGCGATGCAAGGGCCTCCAGCGCAAGAGCCAAACACTCCAGGGCGCGTTACCAATGACCCAAACCCTTCCTTGAACGGCGATTATTTATGGAACGGATCGGAGTTAGTTTTTTCAGATAAGCAGACTCCTAATGAGCGCGATGTAGTTATGGTTCGCCCATCGTTGGAGGATGGTACCGATATATCCACGGTCCGTAAGCCGGGCGACTACATGCTTCAGACCGCCTCTAGTTATCTGGATCTCCCCAGAAATTTCCCGTCGGGTGCGGCTATCTTGAGTGTCCGACGAACAGCATTCTCCGTGACTCAATCTCTTACGCCTTCATCCTCCACTTCAGCGATCTGGAAACGTAGTGCATTTGGGCCGCCTAATACTTCCCCGCTGGGTACTTGGCTTCAGCCTGGGTATGACTTTATTGCAAGCATCGCCAACGGCAATGCGTTTAGTCAGACTATTCCAGGGGCTTACACGTTAACAGGCAATACAGATAATCTTCCGTCGGGATGGCCAGAGGGAGTTGATGCTGTTCTTCGGGTCAAGCGGGACGGCGGACGTACCCGACAAGAAATCTATCCCGTAACTGATCCCTCGCTTATCTGGCGCCGGTTCTCCGGTGGGGTAGGCTGGCGGCAGGTTGCTGGAGCGAATCTCACGGCCCCAGCAAACTTTGCTCGCAACTATGCATATCGTCGGCTGGTGGCGCAGGGGAACGCTGACGATCTGATAGACGAGGGTCGCTACATTATCACGCAGCCCGGGGCTGGCCTGCCTGCCGATGCGCCAAATCAAACAGCATTCATAGACGTTGAGATCTATGGCGCGTTCGTGTTCCAGACCGTGCGATATCGGAACTCGATGCGGTATGTCTGGCAACGGTCGGGGAATATAAGCAGTTCAGGCACCGCCTGGCAAGGGTACGAGCGCATCGGTGCAGAAAGCGGTGGCGGGGGCGACTCCCCGTTGGCGGGTTCAGTGATCGCGGTGATTGGTGACTCTATTGTAGAGAGTGGTGATTGGCCGGAACGTGTGGCTGATGCCACTGGCGCAACAGTTCATAAATTCGGCTTCGGCGGATGCCGGATGTCCGCTTATCCGACAAGCATGGGGCGCTATGACGGAATGTGTGGGTACGCGATCGCTACATGCATTGGCAGCGGTGACTACACATACCTGCTGGATTGCGCTGAAGCAGTGGCACAGCCACCAACAAGTGACGACAACAGGCCGCAGGCAGCAGCGCTCGCTGCACTGGATTGGTCCACTGTCGATATTTTGGTGATCGCATTCGGCACGAACGATTGGACGCGCCCAGACCTTGATTTAGGGACTGGTTACACGCCAGACCCAACAGGCATGACCCTTCGTGGTTCTGTGGCTCACATCATTCAATCGATCCAGGTGGCCTACCCAAACATTCGCATCGTCTTTCAGTTGCCGGCATATAGAACATTTGGCGGCGGCGCAAGCACAAACGATGACGCTTGGGTTCCACGGGCAAACAACATTGCACTCCCTGACGTGAACGAAGCGATTGCTGATGTGGCTCAGAGGACCGGCAGCCCAATCATGGACATGCTTCGAGATGGAACGGTCAATCTATACACAGCTGATCACTATCTGCGAGACGGTATCCACCCGCGTCCCGGTGTTGGGTTCGATCTGTGGGCAAAGCGGATTGCTGGCTGGCTGCGTTCTATTGCGTGATTAACGGAGGCCGCTATGCCCCAAAGGAAACCAACAATGAAGGCACAAGAAGTCATTGAGAGAATCCCTGACGCAGTAGGCGCAACGAGCTCAACACAAGTGACTATTGCATCGGGAAGCGCAGGCATTCTCAGTTCCATGGCCGGCTGGAACTGGACTGCCATTATTGCGAGTGCCGTTGCATTGCTCGGGTTGCTCGCCAATCTATGGTTCCAGCGTCGAAGAGATGCCCGGGAGAGAGAAATGCATCAGGCCCAGCTAGAAGCATTGCGCGGGAGGTGTGAGCTATGAGCCGTACACGCACCGCCGTTGCTGTCCTAACCGTCAGCCTGGCTGGGGTGGCCACCTGGATTGCGAGCGAAGGCAGCAGCCCAGCCGTTCCAGGGCCAGATGGAACCGTGCTGCTTGCTCCGCATATCCCGACAAAAGGCGATGTGCCAACGATTGGGCACGGCAGCACGCGGTATGAAGACGGCGCAAAGGTCAAGCTGACGGACACGCCTATCACCCGCGAGCGTGCCATCCAGCTTGCCCGCAATCTGATGAGTGAGGATGAGGTGCGTTTTCGGGCCAGCCTTCCTGGTGTAAAGCTACATCAAGAAGAGTACGACCTGTACATCGACTTCGTGGGGCAGTACGGAATAGGTCGCTGGCGGTCGTCATCGATGCGCCGTCACCTGCTGGCCGGAAACTACACGGCAGCGTGCAAGGCGCTTCTTTTATACAAGTACTCGTCTGGATATGACTGCTCAACACCCGGCAATAGACAGTGTTATGGCGTTTGGGATCGTCAACTTAAGCGTTACAACGCATGCATGGCGGTCCAATGAGAACCGGCTACGCATTTCTCATCGGAGTTGGGACTGTCGTCCTGGCGGTGTTGGGCGTCAAAATTTACGGGGATGCGCAGCACCGCGCCGGGTATGCGGAGGCCCAGACAGACGCCCTGGCGCAAGTCCAGCGCATAGAACAAGGAATGCAGTATGAGAAAGAGAAAGCTGATGCCCGGCTTCGGGCTGCGGTCCTGGCCCGTGAAGCGGCTGAGCATGATCTGGCTTTGGCCCGCGGTAATCTTGACGGGTTGCTCCGCGCCTATGGCCGTGACCCCGCGCATCCCTCCACCAGCCCCCGAACTGATGGAGCCGACCCCGACTGGATCGGAGGTTTTGCAACGTGCTACGCAGAATATTCAGCACTGGCATCAGATTCTGCTGTCTGGGCAGACCGAGTGAATGGACTCCAGGACTACGTTCGTTCAGTTGTTATCAGCGGCCCGTAGCTGCTCAATAGTACGCTGCCTCTTGCGCCACTCTCTGACGGCCTTGTGCTGACGCACGGTAATCGCAAGGTCTCCATACCTTCTTTCCTTGCGCTCGTTGTGCCAGGGTGTACCTTCAATCAGCACAAGGAACTCGTCAGTCTCGCGTAGAATGCAGCGCATGTACGAGATCTCACGTAGCAGCATATTGATCTCTGGGTCTTTACCGCGTCGCGCAAGTATGTCCTTAAGCTGTTCGGCGCTCATGCCTGGTTTCTTTTGCCTGTTCATGAGTAAATTGCTGTATAAAAAAACAGTAATTTAGCACCAGCAACGTCAAAATGTATTTCAGGCTGTGGGCACAAAAAAGCCCGCTCTATGGCGGGCTCGACATATAGTAAACTGCTTTATATGACACGATCCGGGCACGCTATGCAGCGTAAGCCGCATAAACACTGGGCGTCATGGGGGTTCAATTCCCCCCGACTCCACCAAGAAATCCCAAGAAACCCAACAGCGTAACGGCTGTTGGGTTTTTTGTTTTCTGCTTGCTCAACAACGCTTTA